ATGAAGTGCCTGGTGTTTTACTTGAAGGGGTAAACATGTACAAAAAGGAACAGAAGGCTGAGATGCTGGCGAAGGTTATCGCACTGATGGCTGAAGGACACAGCATCAGCAAATCAGCAGCTCAAATCGGAATGCCACGAGCCATCATCTCGAAGTGGCTGAACGAAGCTGGTCATGGTGGCGAATCGACACCACGAGACATCATGCACACGCTCGACCAGAAGAGAGACATCGTCGCCAAAGTCGCAGACATGGTTGTCCAGGGAATCGACCGTCGCGAGGCTGTTGCATCACATGGCATCGACACACGACGCTTCAATAAGTGGTTATCGACTGAGCCATCGCTTCGCGTCGATTATTTCCTGATCTGCGGAAAAGGTGTGAATGTCGGCTATACGCGTAAGACATTCGACACCATCATGGAATCGATTCGCGCTGGTGCAGCTGTGCAGCGTGATGGAGCACGCTGGAAACTAAGACTCGTCGAAGGTGCGCTGATGCGTTATGAGCTCACTGGGAGCAACCAATGGATCTCGAAGGGATTCGCGACGCTGACAGGGACCGATGTCCTGGCGCGAGATTGGACGGTGGTCGAATGACCGGTCATGAAGCATTGCAGGCTCTATTGGATGGCAAAAAATTGACGATTCCTGACATTAGGAAAATGGATGTAGATTCCGAAGAAGAGTTTTACGTTCAGGTTTGTGAGTTTGTTCGTTTTGTTCCGGAGATGGTCTGGTTAAGCACAACAGGTGAACGAGTAATTACCAACCCGTCAACTTATGAGTACGGCAACTTTGTAGATGCATCTTTGTTTTTGCGAGACGATTGGGAGGTATTCGAATGAAGTTCGCAGAAGTTATCGAGCCATTGATGAATGGCAAACCAATCACTCGAGCATGTTTTGACCATGATGTCCATATTCGGTATGTCGATCTATACGAGGCATTCGTGATGCACACGTCAGACACTGAATCAAAGACTCTACAGGGCCTCACACTCGATCCAGAATCGTTGTACGCGGACGATTGGATGTGGGGTGAGTTTCATCCGGTCAAGGACGAAATCAAGTGGACACAGACAAAATCATAACGTCGGTCATGGCGAAGCCATGGGCGAACACTTACTCTCTCCTGAAGGCCATAGGCGCCTCCAGCGCGGTCATCGATGAGACATGGCGAGACTATCGTCGCAAGTACATGCGATCTCAGCGATGGCAGGATATTCGGACCAAAGCACTCGAGCGGTCCGGTCGGACATGTGAGCAGTGTGGGAAGCGTCAGGAGGATGGATACAAGCTCGATGTCCATCACCTGACCTACATTCGATTGGGTGGCGAACAAATGGAGGATGTCCAGGTGTTGTGTTATCTGTGCCACGGACAGATGCACTACCGGCGCAGAGTTCGCCAGGAAGAGGCAGAATAGAATCATGGCACGGGGTAACACAACAGATCCAGAGATTCTCGCACAGGTTGAGTCGGCTTTGATTGCTGGTCAAAGTCCTTCGGTTATTGCACGGTCGTGTGGGTTACCACGCACGACCATCATCTCGATTCGGGACAGAATGAAGGCACCTGTCGAAGGCAGTCGACACGATATCACCTCGACGATACTTCCAACGAAGTCACTCGATGACCTTCTGACATCTGTGCTCGAGGACAGCCTGAAGGCGCTACAGGCGATAGCACGCACAGCGCAAAGTGAGCGTTACATCAATGGCCAATCAGCTGCCCAAATTGCAGCTCTCCATGAGCGCATTGCGAACTTCTCGATTCAACTTCTCACCGCAGCTGCCGAACCTCCGGACAGTAACTAGCGCACAGACAGCCGTCTGTTATCTGGACTACCTTCGGGACACGCTCCCGAATGGTTGGTCGTACACCGCTCGGCATCTCATCGCCATCGCGTCGCACCTGGACGCAGTCGAACGCGGTGAGATTGACAGACTCGCGATTCACATGCCACCACGCCACGGTAAGACTGAGACAGTCACCGTGCGCTATGGCGCCTATTGCATCGAGCGAGACCCGTTCGCGAACGTGCTGGTCACTGCTTACAATGAACGCATCGCGAGACGCTTCTCACGGAAGTCCAGACAGATTGTTTCGTCCAGGACTAAACTCTCGAAGGATAACACCGCACAGGATGAATGGTCAATGCCTGAAGGAGGAACCTTCATGGCGCGTGGTGTTGGCTCTCCTCCGACTGGTGTTGGCTTCAGGCGCATTATCATTGATGACCCGATTCGAAGTCGCGAGGATGCTGAATCCGCGCTGTTCCGCGACAAAGCATGGGACTGGTACACGGACGACCTCTACACGCGCCTCGAACCGAAGGGTGCTCTCATCATCGTCTCGACAAGGTGGCACCACGACGACATCACCAGCAGGGCGATCTCATCCGAACCGCATCGCTGGACAGTGTTGAACCTGCCGGCCATTGCGGAGGAGTCTGACCAGATCGGGCGAATGCCTGGCGAAGCTCTCTGGCCTGAACGCTACGACACGAAGGAACTCGGACGCATCAAGGAGGTCATGGTCGCAAACTCCGGAGACTACGGCTGGAGTGCGCTATACCAGCAACGACCGACGCCACGCGAGGGAAGTTTCTTCCGTACCGAACGCATCACCATCGAAGCATCCACGCCAAACTGTCAGAAGATGTCACGCGCCTGGGACCTCGCAGCCACAGCAGGGAGCGGAGACTTCACGGTCGGTGTGAAAATGGGTCGCGATGCTGATGGTCGCATCTGGATTCTCGATGTCGTTCGAGGACAGTTCGAGACAGATCAGCGAGACAAACTCATCAAACAGACAGCTGCACTTGATGGACGTGGTGTGCGTGTGCGCCTTCCACAGGACCCGGGACAGGCTGGTAAAAGTCAAGCGATGCACATGCTTCGACTCCTGCACGGAAGCGCAGTCAACATCCTGCCGGTCACAGGAGCGAAGGATGTACGCGCTGAACCATTCGCTTCACAGGTCGCTGGTGGAAACGTGTACATGGTCACTGCCGACTGGAACCGTACACTGTTGGATGAACTTCGAGTGTTTCCACTCGGCAAGAATGACGACATCGTCGACGCGCTCACCGATGCCTACGACGAGCTCGTCGGTCGTGGCGGTGGCTGGGGTGCAGTTTGATACATGATAAGGACACAATAGAAGCATGGGACTCTTTGACCGCCTGCGAGGCAAAGCAACTGCCGCACCATCCGCACTCCTTCCGCCTCCGCTGATTCAGCGACAGACGTCCTACTTCACTGGCACAGGAAACGGCGACTTCTGGTCCCTGCTGACACGTAACCTTCCAGGCTCAAGTTTCAACTGGAGAAACCAGGCTGGAGACTTGATGCTGAACAGCATCGTCGCGATTGGCATGGACTGGTACATCAGGAACTGGTCACAAGGTGTCCCAGCGGTCCGCAGACCGATGCCTGATGGACAGGTCGAGACAGTCGCAGACCATCCGATTCTTCAACTCCTCGCGCAACCGACACCGAATGTCCCACCTTCGCTCGTCTGGTCGTGGGTGCTTCCAGACTATCAACTCCTCGGAAATGCTTACTTCCGCAAGGTCCGTGTCGCTGGTCGTGTCGTTGGTCTGCAATACCTCGCAGCTGACATGGTGAGGCCAGTCGGAAACAAGGTGAATCCTCTTATCAAGTATCAGTACACGGTCGATGGCACGTCGTACGACATTCCGCTCGAGGACATGATTCACATCCGATACGGTCGAGATCCGCAGGACTCTCGCTTCGGTCGCTCTCCTGTCACGTCTGTCCTTCGTGAGATCGCGACAGACAACGTCGCTGCATCAGCTGCGTTCGGCATGGTGCGAAACGGTGGAATGCCTTCCATCATGGTCGGACCAGACTACAAGGGCGGAGTCGAAGACCTGTCCGAAGACGATGCACGTCAGACGAAGCGGAAACTACAGCAGGACTTCACGGGCGACAACGCTGGTTCTGTTCTGGTAATGACTGGACCATTTAAGGTCGAGCAAGTTTCGCACAAACCAAGTGAGATGGCGTTCGATGAAATCAGACGCAAACCAGAAGAGCGCGTGTGTGCAGCTCTCGGACTCAATCCGCTCGTCCTTCAACTCGGCAGCGGTCTCGAGCGTGCTACCTATTCCAACCTTGAGCAGGCCACGCGTTCGGCATGGACTGACGGAATGATTCCGCTGATGCGTCAGATGGCTGAAGCGTTGACCATCGCGCTCCTTCCAGACTACGAAGAAACGCAACCGGGCGATTATCTCGAGTTTGATGTGGCGAATGTGCCTGCGCTCCAGGCTGACTTGAACGAAGACGCTGAGCGTGCTGAGCGATTGTATAAGGCTGGTATCGTGGACCTCGCAACCGCGAAGCGTGTCGCAGGTGTGACACCATCGGACGATGACGAAGGTTATTACCATCCGACAGCTGTTCCAGTGCAGAAGGATGGTCAGGAACTCCTCATTCCTGTTCAGCCTCCAGCGAAGGCGTACGCCATCGAGCAGACTCCAGATGAACCCGGGCTGAAGTTCTTCCCGTCCAAAGAGATGAAGGAAGAAGCACAACGCGCCATCGAGTGGCGTGATGCTGGTCGTGATGGTGGAACTGCTGTGGCATGGGCCAGGGCGAACCAGATCATCGCTGGCGAGAAACTCAGCGAGTCGACTGTTCTTCGGATGTATTCGTTTTTTCGACGTCATGAAGTAGACAAGGAAGCGGAAGGATTCCGACCAGGTGAGGAAGGTTATCCTACCGCTGGTCGTGTGGCATGGGCTGCATGGGGTGGTGATGCCGGCTATCGCTGGTCCACAGCTGCACGCAAGGAAATACTCAAGCGTATGGCGCCGAAGGAGAACGGGAAGTCCTATCATCCGTACTATGGTTACGAGCTGACAGACGCCGATGCCTGACATCTATCAAGTCAATGAGCGGTAT